GGCTGCGAGCCCGGCAGGCCCTGATCGGGATGCGGCGGCGCGACACCGCCCCAGTAGCCGGGCGGCGGACCGCCGGGCGCGATGGGGTGCGTTGGCACGCCCGGAATGCCGTCGAGAGGAATGATCAGCGCAAGCATTTGTGGTGCTCCTATATGTGTTGCGTCGTTAACTATTTGTGCGTCGTAACTTGCGTCACGGCACAAGCGCCGCGACCACCAGCAACGGCCCCAGGATCAGGAGCCCGTAGCAGACCGCCAGGGTGATCACGTCGCCGCGGGTCATCCGGCCGGGCCGAATGCCTGCGGCTCTACGCCGGCCGCCTGCGCCGGCCGCATCGCGGCGGTGTGCGCCTGCAACATCGCCTTGAATCGCTCCGTCACCATGTCCATGTGCGCCTGCATCGCGGCCGTGTGCTCCTTGCTCGCAAGGCGCATGGCTTCGATCTGGCGCGCGCTTTCCGCCTTGATGCTCGCGGTCTGCAACTCCGTCTGCCGATCAAGCTCCGCCTGCTGCGCGTCGGCCTGGGTCTGCAACGTCGCTTTCTTAAGGTCGGTCGTCTGCTGCAACTGCGCGGCCTGCAACTGCACCTGCCCGGCCATCTCCGCCATCTGCACCTCGGGCGGCTTCTGCGGCGCCTGAGCCTGGGCGGCCGTCGCCTGCTGCATCGCGGGTGACTCCGGATCGCTGTAGAACGGCTCTACGCTGGGCATGCCCATGGCCTGCACCAGCTTCTCCAGCTTCTTGTAGATGTTGCCGGCATTCAGCAGCGGCCCCTGCACGCCCTTCTGGAGCATGATGATCTGCTGGTCGAGTTGCAGGAGTGCCATCATGTGGCCCACCTGCGTCTCCTTGTTGCCGGTGCCCAGGCCCACGCTGACGCTCATGTCGAATCCGTCAGCCCAGGCGCGCGGATCCATGTCCACCCATTTGCCGCGGAGCCGGATTTTCTCCTCCGGCTTGGCGTATTGGCTGGCCAGCTTGATGATCTTGCGGAACGCCGGCTTGACTCCCGTCTCCGCGAACGCGCGCGCAATCAGTTCGATGCGCTGCCCGCTCGCCTGCTGGAGCATGTTGATGCCGGTGGCCGTCTTGTTGAGCGTGTCCGCGCTCAGGCCCTGGTTGTAGCGCGTGGTCCCGGTGCGCTGCTCGCGCACGGTGTCGATGTACTCAATCGCGGGGAACACCTCGCCGCCGACGAATTGAGTTGGCAGCGGCGCGAACGCCGCACCCGGCGCGCCCTTGGTGCGCAGCACCTGACCGACGCGGCGCGTCAGCCACTCGTTGATATCCACCAGCGCGTCATCGTTGACCGCGAGCGCCGGCGCCGACTGGAGGTAGACGTTATCCAGGAAGTTACGCCACAGCGTGGACTTGACCCGTTGCAGATCCATGGTCTGATCGGCCATGGACAGGCCGATGGCCTTGTGCGGCATCAGCGTCGGCGTGCAGGCCGCGAACGGGTTCTCGTCAATCTGCTCGTTGATGAAAATCTGGGTGGACGCCCACGTTACCTTGCGCATCTCGGCAACGCCGTCGCCGTCATAGTCCACGCGCAGGTAAGCCTCGGTCAGCGTGACCTTGCGCATGGTGGGGTCCATCGTGCCGGTGTCGCCGGCGACACCGCCCTCGGACTCGAAGCGCACCTGTTTTTCGCCATCCAGCGCGATCAGATCGCTGCTGGGAATCTTGTCGATCTGCGACTGCTTGAAGCCCATGGCGCGCAAGTCGGATAGCGTCACCTCCTTGCGATGGTGGGTGTAGTCGGCGTCCTCAACGCTGATCGCCGTCCGCGTCATGCCAAATTCCTCATTCGGCACGTTCTCAATGCAGATGCGCCCGGTCCGGTTGGTCTTGAGCACCACCATGTCCACCAGCCGCGGCTTGGGCGGCGGCAGCATCGGCAGCATGGGCGGACCCGGCGGCGCCATCGGTGCGGGCAACTGCATGGGCGGCTGGCCGGGCATGCCGGCCATCGGCGGCGGCAGGCCCCGCACGTCATCGCCTGCGAGGCCGAACAGCGGCGAGGCGGCCACCGGCACGCCGCCAGGGCCGGCCATGCCGGGCAGCGTCGGCGGCATCAGCGCGGGATTTGCCGGCGGGGTGTAGTCGTCGCCCTCCTCGTCGTCATAGGGCTCCGACTCCTCCACCACCTCCACGTCCTTGTTGTCGCGCAACTCCCGCGCCTGCGCCTCGGTGATGCCCTCGTATTCCTCGCGCGTGACTTTTTCTACCGGATCCCACCAAATCTTGATGATGCCCAGCTTTTGCAGCAGCGCATCCTTGAACCACCAATAGAAGATCCTGAAACCCGGATTGACCCGCGACCATACATAATTGGCGTAGTCGGTGGCCTGCTCCGCCGCGTCCTCATCCTCCGGGCCGCTGGGTTCGCACAGCACCACCTGATCACCGCTGGAAAAGATGCGCATCAGCGAGGGCAGCGTGGCGTCAATCGACTCGGCAACGTCGCGGCTGACCACCTGCGAGCGGCCCTCCTGCTCGTCGCCAAACTTGTCGCCGCGATAGTATTTCATGGCGGTGGTGCGCTCGGTGGAGAGCGTATCCCCGCCCAGCAGACCCACGTCCGTGCTGCGCTGGTTGACGATGGCCAGCAGCTTCGTGTCGGTCATCTTGGCCATGACTACAGCACCCGATAAACGGAAGGCGGTTTTTGCGCCGGCTTGGCCGCGTTGGCCTCGATTTCGGCGACAGTCCGCTCGAAAGTGGCAATCCACTCGAAAGCGGCAATCCGCTCGCGTTCGGTCTGCCGCCAGCGCTCCCGGGCCTCGAAACGCTCCTGCGCTCTCCGGGCTTGGGTCGCCAGTGCGGTGTTGCGCCTGCGTTCCTTCACGCTCAATCCTCCTGCTCGGCCAGCCACAGCTTGATGCCGTCCTTACGCGGGAACGGGCCGAACCACTGGTCGATCAGCCGGGAGGCGCGTAGCTCCACGCTGCTGCGCGTCCAGATCGGATCATCGGCGCGCAGCCGCTCCAGCGCCTGGGTGGCCTCGCCGGTGAGCACCGCGTGCAGGTGTACGGCGCCGAGTTTCACGCGGTAGTGGTTGATCTGGTCATTCATAGGAACCGCTCCACAAATCCCATTAGCGCGAGCGCGAACCACAGCAGCGCGCCCGCCACCAGCACCACGGTGAGGACGCGCTGGCTCATGACCCCTTGGGCCGCCCGCGCGGCCGCCGCGGCGGCGCGTCCACCTTGTCCATCTCGTCATCCAGGCTGGCGCGCTCGCCATCGCTTTCCACGAACACCGGCGCCTCGGGGTGCGGCGCCGCCAGCGGCACCGGCCGCCGCTGTTGCATCATCCGCATCGCCGCTAGCTCGCGGTTAGACGGCCCCGGCTCCGAGTCCTCGTCCTCCGCATCCGCCGGGGTGTCCTCCGCCTCCAGCGCGGCGCCGCCCACCTCGCCGAAGCCGCCCTTGACCTGGACGCCCACCACGCGCGCGCCGGGGCGGATGGTCAGCGCCGCTTCCGCGGCCGCGTCGCCGCCCTCGGCGTCCAGCGTCACCAGTTCGTGCACCTCGGTCTTGCGCGCCGCATCGAACGTGCGGATTTTCACGTCATAGAGCATGGCGCTCGCTCACTTGTGGCGCCGGGGCGGATCGTCGTCCTTGTCGCGGGTGTTGCGCGCCCGGTGCTCCTCCTTGTGCTTCGCCGGCGCGTCGTCGTCATGCAGCGCGGGCTCGCTGCCGACACCAGACGCCCGCAACGTGCGCGCAGCCATGCCCGTCCCTGTCGGATCGGTGCTCACCGGCGGCGGCGCCGGCGCCACATAGTCGATTTCGAGCGGCACAATGCGCAGCACCGTCGAGCCCGCAGGAGCGCCGGCTTCCGCTTGAGCGAGCGCGTCGGCCTCGTCCGCCGCGATCACCTCCACGTCGGTCCCGTCCTGGTCCGGGTGGCGCAGTTCGATGCGATACCGGTTCACTCCGCTGCCCGCGTGCGGAGCGGGCGCGGGCGTGTCAATCGTCTCAGCCATTGGAACCATCCTTTCCTTGCTCGTAATGCTGGCCTTCGTCGGTGAGCCGTCCGGCTCCAGCACGTCGATTGCCATCGGGATGATGCGTTCGATAAAGCTGTCGGCCGGGCATTCCGCGAGCGCGAGCGTCGCGGCCTCGGCCGTGTCATCGGCCAACAGATCCATGTCGATGCCGTACATGACCGGATGGCGCAGGCGCACCAGATAGCGGTTGCACATGTCACACGATCCCCTTGTTGGAATAGATCAGCTTGGCCGCGGTGCGGTCCTTGGGCTGGCCCATCGCGAGCGTGCGCAGCGCGTCCGCCGGGTGCGACGCAAAGTCATGGAACGGCCGGTCATGGAAAATCTTGCGGCCCTCGTCGTATTCGCGCCGGTATTGCTTGAGCGCGTGCACGCCGGTCGCGCATTTCTCCGCGTCGATCCAGCAGCGCGGCAGCAGGTTGCGCACCGCCTGGATGCCGTCAGGGATGGCTTGGCGCGGCAGCACGCGCGTGTTGCTCACGCCCAGCGAGCGCAGCGTCTCAATGCGGGTCTGGCCGGTGCCAAGCTCGTGTGCGTCCGCGTCGTGCGGCAGCACATGCTCGCCATAGGCGTAGGGCCGATTGCGTAGCTCGTTGACGTACCAGGACAGGCCGACGCCGCTGTTGGCCACGTAGTCGATCAGGTGCACCTCGCGCCCGACGAACTGCGCAAACCAGATGACGGTGCTGTCGCCTATGCCCAGATCCCACGCCGTGTGCACGCTGACGGCGGGATCCCACGGCACGCGGGTGACGCGCTTTTCCCGCTCCAGCCAAGCCATCTCGCGGATGTAATACGCACCCAATATCGCCGCATCGAACGAGCAATAATACTCCTGCTGAAACAGACTCTCGCCTTGGTCCGGGCCGAACAGCTTGATCAACTCGCGGCGCTCGCGCGCCAGCGTCACGGCGTCAAACACGCCGGTGTCGCCAACCGTCAGCACCTCGGAAAACCATGTCGGCTCGCTGCGCGCCATGTTGAGCGTGTCCAGCCCGTGGTTAGGCCCGCGCGGCGTGAAACCGAACCCGGCCCAGCCACCATTTTCCGCCAGGATCGGACGCAGGAACGCCCAGGCGCGCGGATCCGCCAGCGGCCACTCCGAAAACACGATGCCCACCGGCGGCGCGCCGACGAGGGCGTTGTAGTTATCGGATCCCACCACCTGCCAGACGGACCCGTTGATGAACCGAATCGTCATCTCGTTTTCGCGCGTGGTGTCGCGCAGCGATGGCGGAAACGCGTCGTCTATGCGCCGGCGGCCGGTGTGCGGATTGATCGCCTCCCACAGCGCGCGGCGCGCTTGGTTGGCCATCGGCAACATGTGCCAGTAGTTCCCTACCCGCTCCGTCAGCGCTGCAATCGCGGTGCGATGCAGAAACACGTCATCTTTGCCGGCGCGCCGGTGCCACACCGCCACCGCGCGCTTGCCGCCGCGCTCCAGGTAGTCCCACAGCGGCCGCTGATAGGGCCGCGGGTTCCAGTCATTTGGCAGGCGGATCCGGGCTTGCGGCTTGATCGGTACCGGCAGGATCGGATGCGACAGGATCGGTTGAGGTTGGATCTGCATAGCGCACCACCTCAACTAGGATGTTGCCGCCGTTGGCGCCGGTGTGCTGCACGTTGGCGAGCTTGGCGTGGATGTACGGTGCGGCCGCTTTCGCCATGTCGTCGCGGCGCGGCGTCCCAACGGTCGCGTCGCGCATGACTCGGAGCATGTATTCCAGCGGCATCTCGGCGCCGTCCGCGAGCGCACGCTCGCGTATCTCGCGGTGGATCTTGTTCGCGACCCCTGGCTTGCGGCCGGAACCGGGCCTAGCACCGCCACGCGCCATGATAGAATGATTCTAGTTCAAACATTCCGGCCCCGTAACGATCATCACAACGCACCGCCGCGGGCGATCCGCTCTGCCAGCCGCTTGCCCAGGCCATCGCGCTGCGGCACCGACTTGCGCGGCTTATCCCCGTTTCGCACAGGCTTATCCCCAGGCGCTGCGCCGGGCGCTGCGGCCAGGGCCTTGTCCTGGGGCTTGCGGGTCTTGGATTTCACCGGCGGCATAGGGCGGACCGTATCAAGCAACCCGCTGCGGCGGTGTCGCGATTTCCTGTGCGATTCCCCAACTCACCCCCAGCATGTCGCACCAGCGCTCCAGCACCAGCGGCCGGACCTTGCCGTAACCGTGTTCGATCCGGCACAGCCACCATTCGGTGACGCCCAGATCATAGGCCACGGTCTTGAGCGGGATGCCGCGGGCGAGGCGCTGGGCGCGGAGCTGGCCGATTATCCCCATGCCGGCCGATTGTTTCCCCGGTTGCGCCGCGGTCAATATCTTTTCCGGGACACTACGCGGATAAAGCCCCTCGTCAAATTAGCGTAGTCCGCGGCCAAGGTCACAACCCGCGGTCTTGCGCGGTCTGCAAGACCGCGGGATACACTCGCTGCCCGGTATAATACCTGTTGACATCTAGGGCCAATGGCCCTAGGTTCCTTCTCATCGAAACGCAGCAAGGGCTCAGGAGGCCCGGCCAGATGAACCTCACCACCTGCCAGATTTGCGGCCGCAACATCAAAACGGTGCGCGGCGCTATCGCGCTCCACGGCTACCGCCGCCCCGGCCAGGGCTGGCAGACTAGCTCCTGCCCTGGCGCGCGCTGGCAGCCCTATGAGGTGGCGTGCGACGCGCTGCGGCCGGCGATCATCACCACCCAGGGCGGCCTCACGCGCGTCCAGGGCCTGCTGGCGGGCGCGCCGCCGGAGACGCTGGTGCGCCCTGGCGTCACGCGTTTCGCCATGATCCAGGTGCAGCGCCCGGAGGGTTTCGACCCGGCCAACCCCGGCTATGACGTGAACGTGCGCGGCAGCTACGCCCAGCTTTTCGTGAACTGGCGCGCCAACCTCGTGCGCGAGGAGGCGGACATGCGCGCGACCATCGCTTACCTTGAGCAGCGCTTGTCCGCATGGCGCGCACCGGCGGCCAGAGAGGTGGGGGCGTAAGCCCCCGCTTTTCCCCACCACCAACCGCAAGGGCACAGGAGGCCCGGCAATCATGGCGACTTTCCACTACACGGCGCGCGCGACCCTCATCCTGCTGGACGGCACGGTGCTCCGCCGCACGATCACCGACTATGTGATCTGCGATCCGGCGGCGGATCTGGAACACGCGGTGTTCAACCAGCTTCTGGCGTCATCGGAGGCCGACGAGGTGCCGGTGCAACACGTCACGCTCCAGGGGCTGACGTTCACCCACAGGAGCGGCTGAGCCGCCAATAACGGCTAGGTGAAATAGGTGATTGACGGGCTGGGGCCATTGGCCCTAGCCTTTTTTTAACTGCAACCGGCAAGGGCATCGGGAGGCCCGGCGGAAAATGGCAAAGGCACTGGGCTTGTTTGTCGGCGGTATCACCGAATTGCGCGAAGCGGCTATCCGGGTGGATGGCGCGGTTTTCACGCGCTCTCAATACAAGGATCTGCGATACGGCTACCGGTGGTCGCGCTGGCGCGCGACGGGCGAGGTGCTGGGCGAGAATGCGCGCCAGGGCGTGACGGAGATAGCGGCGGGCTTTGCCACGCTGCGCCGGATCACCGAAAGTGACACCCGGTGGAAACGGGTGAGGCTGCCGGACGGGGCATGACGCCCCGTCGCGGATTTTTATCACCAGCGAGGGAGGGGAATCCCAGATGGCGACTGCACCGCACCTGCTGCATGTGTCGTGCTTCGTGCGCGACGAGGGGGGCCTGTGGCACCTGCTGCGCGGCCTGGAGGCGCACGGCGTGCACGGCGTGGAGGTGCAGCCCGTAGCCCCGGACGCGGAGGCGGCGCTGACCGGCCGGGCGGTGACGGCGCAGATGCTGCCCACACAGGAGCCGCCGCGCGCCCTGGTGGCGCACGATCCGCCGCCGGCGCGGCGCAAGCACCGTCCCACGAATGGCAAGCGCGGCGGCCTGCGCGACGAATTGAGCCGGTCCATGATCCTCGCCCACCTGGACCACCAGGAGCCCAGATCGCCCTCCGATGTTGCGCTGCGCGTCGGCATGCCCGTCAAGACCGTCAACAATCGCCTGTGGAACATGGCGCGGGAGGGTATCGTGTCCCGTCCTGAAACCGGTCTCTACATCCTGTTGCGCCGTCCGGCAGGAGCCCGCTCATGAGCATCCTCAAGCTCTACAAGTCATACAGTTTTGAGGAAAAAGACCCCATCATCGACCGCGCGCGCACCGCGATGCAGGACTCCGGCTGGAGCTATTCGCGCCTCTCCGAAGAGTCGGGCGTGAGCGACCATTGCATGCGCGAGTGGTTCGAAGGCAAGACGCGGCGGCCGCAGTTTGCCACCGTCGCGGCGTTTTTCGGCGCGCTGGGCTACGATCTGTTGCCGGTGAGTCGCAGCGACAAAAAGGTGGTCCTGGCAAAAGGCAAGGTTCTCCAGCTACGCCGCAGAAAGGTCGCATGACGGCGGCGGAGATGCGCGAGGCGCTGGCGCAGCTTGGGCTGACGCAGGGCGCCGCCGCGCGTCGCCTCAAGGTCGATCCGCGCACCTTGCGCCGCTGGGTCGCCGGCAGCCTGCTGATACCGGACACCGTGGCGGAGCAAGTGCGCGCGATGGTGCAAGACGAAATCCTGCGCAGGACTTTGCGCGGGACTTTCCGCGGGTCATGAGCATGGCCGCAACACCACCTGAGCCGGAATGGCGTGATTTTCTCGCGTGGTGGCTGGACTATCCCGAATGGGCGGCTATCGGCATGGTGATCGGAGCCGCGATTGGGCTGCTGATGGGCTGGTGGTCAACATGACCGAGACTGAGGCTTACCAGATGGTGGAGGCGCTGCTGGAGCGCGCGCGCAATGCCGGGTACGCCAACGGCCTCACGCTCAAGGTCTGGGTCACCGGTCTGCTAGGCCGCGCCGCGATTGACTGTTACGAGGCGGGCTTTGCCTCCGAAGCGGAGACGCGCGACGTGCTGCGCAAGGTGCTGGAGGCCGCCTGCGACGGCGCGGAGGAGACTATGAGGCGCGCGCCTGGGGTGGGACGGTCCAGGTAGCAGACCAGCGTCCGGATAGGCTGGAGCGCCGCCTGGGGCACGAAAAACGCCGGGCGTCCGTTGCGCCCGCGGTCGCACCAATATTCCGGCAGCATCGCGGCATGGCCGGGCAGCCAGCCGCGGATGGTGTAGGTGCCGTCGCACCCGGTCACCAACACGAACGCGTCATTCGGATCATCCAGGTTCGCCCCGCGCCCCGGCTTGTGCACCAGCAGGCAGCCATCCGCGCGCGGCGTGCCGCGCACCTGGACGGTGCCGGAAATGTCCGCCGCCCGGAACACATAGGCGCCGTGGTGATATAGGTTGAGATGCTTGGCCAGCGCTTTCTCCGCCAACCCGCCCTCTATGTCGCGCTGCCAGCCCACCTCCGGCGGCGCGTTGCTCCGCGTGCCCCAGCGCAGGTTCTCGATCCGCCGGTGTCCGCCGCACAGCACGCCTTCCATCACCTCCGGCCAACTCAGCGTCACCGTGGGCTGATCCTCCGGGCTCACGGCATGGACTCCGCCATGGTGCTCAGCGCCTTGCGCATCGCCCGCGTGGGCAGCGCCGCCAGGGCCGCCTCGGCCGTCTCCAGGTACGCCGGATCCGCCTCCGCCATGCGCAGCAGCGCCCCAAGCTCCGCCGCTGCTGGCCCGGCGTAGACGCGGGCCAGCGCCGCCAGGGTGCGGCACCGCGCCCGCCGCTCGCCCGCCTCCAGCGCTGCCCAGCCGGCCAGCCACGTCACGACTCGCCCCGCTGCTTGGCCGCCCACACCAGCCGCTCCAGCGTCGCCTTGGCGTCCGCCCTGCCCTCCATGTAGCCTACAATCAGAGCTTGCGATTCCGCCTCCGGCAATGCGCGCACCGCGATGCCGAACGCACGCATTTCCCACGCCGTCTTTCGCACCGCCGGATCGCTCCAATTCGGTGAGCCGACATCGCGTAGCGAACGCAGAATTTTTTCGCTGCTTTTTTCGCCGGTTTCTGTGCTGGTTTCGCTTCCGACGGGTCGCGTTCCTCGCGCGCCCTTGCGCGCGGGTCCAGAATCCCCTGAATTTAATAAATCTTCTGGCTTTTGGACTCCGGAATCGGAACCGGAACCGGGCGTGGCAAAGGGCATGGCAAAACTTTCCGGTTTGCCATCCGGTTTGCTATCTAGTTTGCCATCCTGTTTGCCAGGATTTTGCCATGGCAAAATAGGGTATTCTGGTGCTCCGCCCCAAGTGGTGATGGCTCCTTTCGTTCCGGCTTCAGAGCGCTTGGCCGACACCTCGCCGTCGCGGACCATGCGCCGATTGAAGAATACACCCTCCGCGGTCTGTGACGAGACTCCGTTTTGCGCCAACTCCTGGGTCAGCTTGCGCGCCATATGCACGCTGGTGCCGCAGATCCGCGCCAACTCCGGCAGGGAAGGCGGCCGGCCGTTTATCACCACATAGCCCGGCGGCTGCGCCTCCGCGGCAAGGCATAGCATCCGCATCCACATGCCCTGCGCCGCGAGTGAGCAGGAGCGCAAGCTCGGATCGCCCTGCCAATCGTTCCAGAAGAATCGCGACGATGCGTTTGACATTGTTCATCACCGCCATGGGCCGCGGCGCGGCTGGTTGCGCAGATCCAGCAGCCGGACATGCAGGCCAAGCTCGCGCGCCCATTGCACCAGCATGCGCAACTGCGGCTGCTCCATTCCCGTCTCCAGCCGGCTGAGGTGCTGCGGCGTCGTGCGCATGTTGCGCGCCAGCACCGCCTGGGTCATGCCCAGCGCTTGGCGTCGCGCCGCCAAGGTGGACACGAGGTTGCCGCAGATCATCGCCACCGGCGCCTTGTAGATTTGATGGCTCATGGCACCCGCCAATGCGACGGCTCGCCGATGGCAGCGCGCCACGACACGCCCTTGGCGGAACGCGTCTGGAGATACCAAGCGCCGTCAACCTCGCGCCGATAGAGCGCTTGCGGCATGTAGACGTAGCCGCTGGGTCCGGTGAATTTCACGCGCACCAGCACGTCCGGCATCGGCGCAACGTCCGCCGGAAACCATTCGGGCTCAGGTGCGCGGGCCACGTCATCCCCTGGGCTTGAACCCGGCCACGTTGTCACCGTCGCCCAGCGGCAGCGGCGGCGCCTGCGGGTCCGGCTTGGCCGGCGCCGTCTCGCCCTCAAACGGCTGCGTGTCGGCCACCACGATCAGCACCGACTTGCCCACCGCGTCCGTCATCTTGTGGCGCTGCGCGTCGTGCAGCGACGCCTTGAGCGTGACCTTGAGCCCGTCCTTGATATGGCAGCTATCCACGGTCGCGCGGATCACCGGCTGGCCGTTGGCCGCGATCAACTCAACCGCTTGGCTGATCAGGTGCGCGGCCGCGCGCTCGACTCCGCCGATCATCTCGCGCTGCTCGTTCTCGCTCATCGTGGTCCACGGCTTGGGCATCGCCTTGAGCCGCGCCAGCATGGCGTCGCGCAGATCGCCCAGCAGCGTATCGGTGTTGAGCACGGGGCCAGCATCGAGCGTTTCCGCGGCATCGTTCATTGGCGAATCCTCCTTAGCTGGCCGTGGTCAATTCGGTGACGGTTGCCGCTTCGCGGCGCGCGATATAACGCAGCACCTCGCGCCCGTGCTCGTTCATGCCCGCCGCAAGCGAGAAATACTCGGTTGCTTTTGCGTGAAGCTCGGCCGTGCTCATGTTCTCAATCGGCACGATCATTTGTTCACCGCCGCGCACGATTGAATAGCGGCGATGCAGCCGCTTGTAGCCCGGCAGCAGAAACTGCGGATCGTCCTTGGCTTCGTTCGCGGTTTCTTTCCGCAGCACTTCGCGCACGCACGTCGCGACGTGCCCATAGGCGCAGCACTCATAGAAATCCTTGTCCGCGCCGACAATCTCAGGATGGTGCGTGATGATTTCATGCACGATCCACGACGGCTTGGCCGGCTGGCCCTGTGCCATTCGTGTCTCGATGATCCGCGCAATCTCAGTCTGGATTTCCGTGTCTTTCATTTCACGCCTCCAGGGCAACGACCAATTGATCGAGCCAGCCGTCTATTGCGGCGATATGCTGCCTCATCGCACTGAATTCATCCGGCAGCGCGCCACGCGCGACGAGACGCGCATCGGTCTTTGCCGCGAACGCGGCAAACTCGCGCAGCACGCCTTGCCCTTGGGTGGAGATGGCGAATTCTTCCGGGTCGCGCCCTTGCAGATCGACCAGCGGCTTGGGCGCCGGCTTCCGGCCGATGTCCGCGATGCCACCGATGGTCGGCCTGTCGGACTCAATCGCCCGCTCGAATTCAGCAGCCGGCACGTTGGCGACGCGCAGCGCCGTCACCTTCTGCCGCTCGCTCAAACCCGCTTCACGCGCAGCGCCTGACCTTGTGTCGGTGCCGTCACTAGGTTGCAGATCGGTGCGCTTACCGCTCGCCGGCTCGATCTGCTTGAGCAGTTCGCCGCATCTGCGGATGGCGCGCCCTCGGATGCGCCGCGCCATCTTCTCCATTTCCTCGTCGCCGGCCTGCTTGGCGTAGCTGGCAAGCGCCGCGGCCTTGTTCGCCCACTCCATGCATTCGTCAATCCGCGAGCATTCAGCGAGCGCGTTTTTTGCGGCTTCGTACACCGCCGGCAGCCGCGCTGTGGCGATGCTCGGCAAATCTGCATGCGGCACGCTTAATCCGGTCATGGGCGGCAAACCTTATGGGGAAAAAGGCCGGCGGCACGCGCGGCCGCCGGCGGAGTTACCGCCGCATTTATCCGGGGGGATGGTGCGGCGGCTTGCGCGCGGGCACTTGGGTGGCGCGCAAGTTTCATGGGCGCTCGCCCAGCGAACGCCACGCAATCCGGCCATCGTTGCAGGCTTGCAGAATCTCCACCGGGTCCAGGCCGCGGAACCGCAGCGGCACCTGCATGACGCGCCACGTCGGCAGACTCTGCGTCTGCTTGTTGCGCGCCAGCATGTCGCCACGGACCACGGACACGTACTCCCGGCCGACGAGGCTGCGCGACACCATGATCACCCAGTCGCAGGGTGCTGCGGCGTCCACGAACCATTCCGTAAGCTCCGTGTCGGTGGGATCGCGGTGCAGCTTGTCGCGCAGCCGCGTGATCAACACCTGCGCCTTGGCCCAGGCGGATGTTGCCTCCTCGCGGCTCGGGTTGTTGCCAGCCAGCGCCATCAATTTCCGGATCCGCTCAACCTGATCCATGGTGCACCTCCTTGTGCAGCGGCGGTTCCGGCTCCGGCTCGCGCACCCATCTCACCACGCGCACGAACCCGTTGCGCCGCAGCGTGGTCCGCACATAGGACTGATCGGCGTTCAACGCCTGGGAGATGTAACGGACGGTCCGGCCCTGATCCGCCAGTGCCACCACATGCGCACGCAGCCCTTGGCGATAGGGGTGCTTCATTTGAGCAGCCCGTGCAGCAACTCGCGCAGGGCAAGCTCGACTATCTCGCCCTGGCTTTTCGACGGCAGCGCCAGCGCAAGCTCATCCAGCAGATGCGCGGCCTTGACGGTGAGATGGGCGTGACCGTGGTTCAGATCGCGCGCCGTGCGCTTGGCGCGATACGGGACCGGCGGAGCGCCGGCCGCGCTCACGGCACCGCCTTGCCATTCCGCGCCGCCTGTCGTCGGCGCTCAGCCACCACCGCCTTGCGTGTCTTGATGGCGCGCAGTTCCACCAGTTCCGCGCGCAGTTCCTCGCGGACCGCGCGGGCGCGCGCCGCGTTCAGCGTCTCGCGGCCCTTGAGCGCGCGCAGCCGCGCACGAAACCAAAATTCGTCATCGGCAGGGACGGCGCCCCTGGTGACGGTCTGGATGCGCTTGCGCACGTCGGGCGGCGGCAGCCGCTCGCCTTGTTCATAGCGGTGGAGATTTTGGGGATTTTGTCGTAACGTTTCACCCAACTGTGCAAGGGTTAGCTGCCGGCGGCGCCGCCACGCGGCCAAGGGGTGAACGGCGGACGTGGACGAGATAGAGGGCATGGCAACCCCGGTAACAAGGCATTTGACCTATGCAAACCTATATCACCATAATGCCATGATGAGCAATACCCCCACCACTCTGCCCGGTGACGCCGTATCTCCTATATCACCGGCAGAAACGGTGCCACCATCGGAAACAATGAGTGATTCCCAAGGGTCGGGGTCGGGGCGACCCCGCAAGGCGCCATTACCACAGCAACTGCCTAACCGGCTGCGCGAGCGCCGGCTGGAAAAGGATTGGTCCCTGGCCGCATTGGCCCGGCGCGTCAAAATGACCCCGCAAAGCGTCCACCGCTATGAAACCGGGGAACGTGACCCGCCGTCACAGAAACTTGCCCGGCTGGCGCACGCGCTGGGCACAACGGTGGCGGATCTGATGCAGCCCGGAGAACCCCAGCCGCCGGCCGTGCCGGCGCCTCAGCCCACGCGCGACGGCAAGCCGGAGGACCGCGAGGCCCGCGCCCAGCGCAGCGCCCTGGAGTTTGCC